TTGAGAATTAATTTTCTCGGTCGGTGGCACTCTTTTTTTTTTGGAAAAATAAAAAATAAGAATATAAAGGAGATTTTTAAGATGGAAGAAGCGTTATTACTCAAAGTTAAGAAGGCATTAAAAGATGCCGGCTTATCCGAGGCGTTAGCGGAAAACATTGATATAACTGATGAGTCAGAAATTGAAGCGGAAATTAAAAAGTTAAAAGAGAAAAAGGAACTTACACCAGAACAGCTAACTGAGGCTCTTAAAAAGGCTGGACTGGAAGAAAGTTACAAAAAACATCTGCAGAGTGAAACCGACAAAAGAGTTACGCAGGCTATCGCTACACATGATTTAAAACTGTCGAAAGAAAAAGAGGAAGCGGAGGCAAAGAAAAAAGCTGATGAAGAAAAGAATAAGAAGCAGGCAAATATGAGCGAGACTGAAAAACTAATAGCCAACTTAGCTGAAGCAGTTCAAAATTTGACGGGGAAAGTAGATAGTCTTGGCGAAACAACTGTTAAGGCAAAAAGAGAGACTTTGATAAAAGACTCTTTAAAAAAAGCAGGCTTAAATGAAGGATTCTCTAAATATATTACAGTTGAAAAGGACGAGGATATTGAAGCAAGTGTCACAACCTTAAAGGACGAGGTTCTCGGATTGAAGCAAGCCGAAATTGATAAGAAACTAAAAGAAGCTGGTGGAGCACCTGCAAAAGGTGAACCGGCGGGATCTATAGCAGAAGAAGAAGCAAAAGAATTCGCAAAAGAAAGAAACGAAGGTTCCAAAGGACAACCTTTTCAGGGATTCGACGAGAAAGAAATTATAGAAGGCAAAGAAATTAAAAGTAAATAATAATTTAAATGAGGTGAATAAATAATGAGTTTACAAGTTTCAAAAGAAACAGGGGTTGTATATGACCCTGTATTTCTAAAAATATTAGAAGATATTCCCGGTGGAGTGACTTTAAAGACTAATAGATTCCCTACCACTACTAAGGAAATAAAAAAAGGAGCTATGTTAAATGCTTCTGCTTCCAGCGTGGGATTGTATAACTTAGTCAAGACAGCAAGAGTTATACATGCAGTTTTAAAAAGCACACTTGCAACCATAATGTACCTTGATCCCGATAATGAGTTTATAGTCGGTGAAGTAATAACTTATGGAGCTACAGCAAGTGCTCAAACTATTACAAAAATAACTAAAGGAGCGGTATCTGATCTTGTGGTTATTGCGAATTCCATGATATTAGCTATTGCAAGTGCGGGAGTATTATATGAGACAGCCAATAAATCTTCTGTAGCAAAGTATGATACTGACGCTATCCTAAGAAGTACTGTAAAAGTAAGGGACGATGAAGGGACTTTACTGGATAATATATTCGCAGGAGTTGTTGTAAGAGGTACGGTCGATGAATCAGAATTACCATATTTCGTAACTGATCAGCAAAAGACTGATTTAACAGCGAGAATAAGGTTTGCCTAAAAATAATTAATAATAAAACGAGGTGAAATAAATAATGGAATTTTCATTATTGTCAAAAGAATTAAATAAGAAAAATCTACAGTCTTATCTTAATGCAAGGATATATGATAAATTATATTGGCCTGCCTTTTTTCCTTTAAAATCCACACCATACTTAACATTCGAAACATTAATTGGCTCTAAAGGAAACAGAGTAGCTGCTGATGTAGTCGCTTATGATGTATCTGCACCACTGAAGACCAGAAAGACTGTAAGCAAGTTAAGTGGAGAGATTCCTTCTATCAGAATGAAAAAGAAAATGACAGAAACGGATTTGAATACCTATAATATCCTGAAGGCTATGGCTAAACCAGAGCAGAAGTCTTTACTGGATCTTGTCTTTGGAGATGTGGACGCCTGCGTGGAAGGTGCAAATGCCCGATTAGAATGGATGGTTTTCCAGGCACTATCAAAAGGATTGATAACTCTTTCCAAAACTACCAATGCAGGCGGAGTAATCACTGAAGAGGATATAGATTTTGGACTTCCTGCAGCCAATAAACAAGTCGCAGCCGTCTCATGGACTACTGCTGCTTACGCCACTACCACTCCTATTACTGATATCGAGACCGTTATGACTGCTGCCGGAGATCTCGGAATCAAACCAAGATATATCCTGATGAATAAATCTAAATGGTTAGCGTTTCGCGTATCCACTCAGGTTTTGGATTTTGTAGCCCCCTATGCGTTATATGGTGGGGTTAGGAAAAAGAGAGCTCCGAATCTTAATATAGCCAATGAAGCACTCCAAAGCGAAGGATTCCCAACGATAATTATCATAGATACCAGAATAAGTTATGAAGATGTAAATCATACGATAACTTCCGTCGATCCCTGGTTAGATGCTGCTGGAGCTGATCGGTTTGTAGTTTTCCTCGAGGATCTACAATGTGGAGATATGCTTCACGGCCCAATAGCAGAAGAAACCAATCCACCGAAACAGGTCATTCAAGCGAAAAAGGGACCAATATTAATTTCCAAATGGTCTGATGTTGATCCTGTAGCCGAGTATACAAAAGGCGAATTAAACGCATTCCCAAGTTGGCCTACTATTGACAGAGTAATGAATCTTGACAGCGAAAGTACCACAACCTGGAATGCATAAAAGGAGTATGGTAGATGACCAATAAAGAAGCTCTACAATCATTAACAG